GTCTTTTTTCCGTCTTTCCAAAGGCTTAATCTAGGCATTTCGAGTCCTTGTACCTAGTATTTAGCGATTTGGCATTGGGCTCAAGATGCTATATAATGTTGCTATGGATCAAGAATTACGCCAAAGAGCCAACGAAATTTGGATACAAATATCCAAAATACAGGATCCTTGTGTGCGACATGATCTGGAGCGCATGTTTCGTGTGGCCGAAAAAATGCTGTCCGAAATAAGCCAAGAAATGGTCGAGTGTCGTAGGTTGCATCGGCAAACAGCTCGTTTGGGAGAATTACGGTCCAACACCCACGAAAGATTGGTCCAGATTGAGCAATATATAACAATGGCCCTGCTGGTCATTGACCGTTAATGCAAGATCCTTTATACTAACAAAACTCCACTATCCAAGGATCAAAAATGGTAAAAGTAAATGGCAAGACAATCCGTGCCAAAGTCAAATCCACTCGCAATCCCTTGTTCGCTGATGAAAAATACATGGGCAGTGAGCCAGCCTGGGATACCGAGCGTGCCCGTGGCATGAGCGACGATGAATTCAATAGCCATTTGCGTAGCAGTTTCCGTTACTACAATTATTTTTATTCTGTCAAAGAACTCAGAAAATATGTCAACGAATGGGTAAAGACTTCGGGCAAGATTGATCCAGCTACCACCAGGGCCTATTTAAAAAGCCCCGATCGATATACGCCAATGACTTTGTGTAGTTTAATCAAAGCGCACGATCAAGGTATGCCGCTCAAAGACGATGCTTTGGAAAAGATACAGGGCTGGATACAATCGGCGGCCAAGCATGCCAACGAAGATGATGTTCCTGCCGAAACGGACAAGAAATCTGAACCCTATCGCCCCACCATACAAGATCGATTGAATGAAAAACTCGCTGATGTGCTAGGCGAGATGGAAGGATGGGTCGATGAAGTGTTTGTTAGGAGCAAGGACGATCATAAAATCTACGATTTTTTGACCCTACAAAAAGTTCCACAGGCACAGATTGGACGGGTTCGTATGGTATTCCAAACGAAACGAGATGAGTTGAAACTGGCCAAAAGCGGCCAAGACGAACAACTCAAGGAAGGATACAGCCAGCTCAAAACCGCCGATTTCAAGCGTATATTGTCTTGGTTTGATCGTGCGCTGGCCGACGTTGACAGTTTTGAAAAGGTCAAAAAAATCCAACGCAAGGCCAGGGCTAAAAAAGCACCCAGCAAAGAGAAAGTGGTGTCCAAGCTCAAGTACCTACGAGAAGAAAAAATACTGAAATTTGTGTCCATTCCTCCCGCAGATATAGTTGGGGCGTCAGAGCTTTGGATCTACAATGTCAAAACTCGCAAGCTGGGGCGGTATGTGGCTGCACAATTCCAGGAACTCGGCGTCAAAGGCACCAGCATAACAGGATATGATGAATCCCGCAGTGTCAGTAAAACCCTTCGCAGGCCCGAGGAAAAACTGCGGGAATTCGCCAAAGCCAGCAAAGTCCAGCTACGCAAGTTTCTTGACGACATCAGAGCCACAGAGTCCAAACTCAATGGCCGGATCAATGCCGACATCTTATTGTTGAAAACACAGTGAGGCGTCCCTGCCCTGGCACCATAAATACTTGGTAACAGGACACACGAAATGGCCACTTTAAAAACTGGACTCACAGCCAACCTCGCTCTGCAAGCAGAAACTCTCTACGATCCCATAGCCAGTTCGGGTGCCGGGCCCATTGAATTTGACAGCAGCCAGCTGGTACAACTACTGGCCAAGCGTGCAGAAATAACTGACTATATCAGGCTACGGTTGGCTGATGGCATAGTTGATGTCGAGCTCGATCCCGAGCACTATAATCTCGCTATCGATCAAGCTCTGATTAAATATCGCCAGCGTGCATCAAACAGCCAGGAAGAAAGTTATGCATTCCTGGAACTGTTGCCTGAAACCCAAGAATATATATTGCCTCGTGAAATCATGGCGGTACGCAAGATTTTCCGACGGGGCATCGGTTCAACCACTGGAAACACAGCCACGCAGTTTGAACCATTTGCCGCAGGATACCTCAACACCTATATGTTGGTAGCTGGGCGTGTGGGCGGCCTTACCAGCTACGAGCTGTATTCGCAGTATCAAGAATTGGCCATGCGGATGTTTGGCGGCTATATGAATTACACGTTCAACCCCGCCACCAAAAAACTCACTGTGGTGCGCAAGTTGCCCAGCGGAGCCGGCAGTGAAACCGTGATGCTTTGGGTCTATAACTACAAGCCCGACATCATGTTGTTGAATGATCACATGACTTTTCCGTGGGTGCAGGACTATGCCTACAGCTTCGCTAAACGGATAGTGGGCGAAGCCCGTGAAAAATTCGCGTCTATCGCCGGCCCACAAGGCGGCACGGCACTCAATGGTTCTTCATTGAAATCCGAAGCGCAGGCCGAAATGGATGCGCTTGAACAGCAACTCAAAGATTATGTGGACGGATCTATGCCACTGACCTGGGTCATAGGTTGATGAGAGCTTACGAATTTATCTTAGAACACAAGTTGGTGTGGACTCGTCGTAAGACCACAGCTCGCGGCGGAAAACCTGTGATGAAATGGCGTTGTACATCAGGATCCAGGAAAGGACGAGTGGTTCCCAAGGTGTCAGATTGCAGTGACCAGATTGATGTAGCCAAGCGCGAGCGCATGAAGACCACCCGTGCTCGCACTGAAAAACCACAGGCTCGCAGAGCTCAACGTACCAAAAAGATCAACACCGCCAGTCGTTTGATCAACAAGCTCAACCGTTTCCGATAGACATTAATGATAATATAGTGTAAACTCTACACAAGGAGAATACACTATCATGATCATTGGCATCTGCGGTTTTATTGGATCTGGCAAAGACACTGTGGCAGATTATCTCGTCAATTTCCACGAGTTTCGTAGAGAAAGCTTTGCTGGTACACTCAAAGATGCAGTGGCGGCGGTATTTGGGTGGGATCGAGATCTGCTCGAAGGCCGAACTCGTCAAGCTCGAGAATGGCGTGAACAGGTAGATCCGTGGTGGGCCGAACGCTTAGATATGCCGACACTAGCACCTCGCTGGGTTCTGCAATATTGGGGCACGGAGGTTTGTCGTCGATCCTTCCATGACGATATCTGGATCGCCAGCCTAGAAAATAAACTACGCAACAGCAACGACAACATAGTGATTTCAGATTGCCGTTTCCCCAATGAGATTGCAGCCATCCGTGATGTAGGAGGTAAAGTTGTTTGGGTACAACGCGGAGAGCTTCCAGACTGGTACAATTGCGCACTCACTGAAAATACCACCGATGAATACAGCCAATGGTTGCTGGAAGATGCCAATGAACTCATGGCACAAAAGTATCCTTTGGTGCATGCATCTGAATGGGCTTGGATCGGAACTGAGTTTGATCACGTCATTGACAACAACAGTAGCATCGAAGACCTATATCAGATTGTCAAAACCCTGGTACAACCGGAGACATAGACCACTTGGATCCGTTGTGGAATAAATCAATTTGGCAGTTGGCACATACTGTTTTTAGATTGTTCCAGTCGGCATTTTTGAGATTTCCGTCAACGTGAAACACAAATAACTGTCGCTGTGACACAGATTTAAATCCACAACGATCACACCTGTCCTTTTTTCTATAACCTTGCTTGAACCATAACGGCGGCCTGGGGCGCAAGGACTTTTTCTTCCTAATACAAGCATCGCAGAAAGATCGGTAGTAGACACGATCTTTGATGTGACAGTTGACGGCCACTGGCCTTTCGTTGCAAACTGGGCATAATTTCCTGTTTTTCATACAAGTATTTAACTTACATACCTTAATTAAGGGCAATGTAAGACCATTATTTTGGTCGCTTGCAATAAATATTCATAACTTGTTATATAAAGGAAAAATAACATGGCACTGATATCACCAGGATTACGACTTTCGGTCACAGATGAGAGTCAATATGTACCGGGAGCAGTGGGTTCAACACCTCTAGTGTTGTTGGCCACAGCGCAAGACAAAACAGCCAATGGTAGCTATTCCACTGGCACTTCAAAAGCCAATGCCGGAAGACTGCAAGTGTTTACCAGCCAGCGTGAGTTGGTCTCGGCCTTGGGCTATCCTACATTTAAACAAAGCGTATCGGGCACACCCATACATGGTAGCCCACTCAACGAATACGGCTTGATGGCAGCTTACAGCACCTTGGCCACGGCCAATCGTTTATATGCTATCCGTGCAGACATCGATCTCGACGAGCTCGAACCCACATCTGTGCGTCCCATTGGCGATCCCGACGAAGGAACTTTTTGGTT